GCCCACCCAAGACGCACCCGCCGACGGCGAGGACGAGCAGCCGCCCGCCCCGAAGGCCGAGACGACCGTCGCCGAGCCGGACACCTACTCCCTCACCGACGACGGCAACGCACTCCGCCTCGTCGACACCCACGCCGACAACGTCCGGTACTGCCCCGAACGCGGCACATGGCTCACCTGGGCCGGGCACCGCTGGGCATGGGACAACCCCGGCACCGTTCAGGAGCTCGCCCGCGCCATCGCCCGCAACCTCCCCACGGCCGACGGCGACCAACGCCGCCACAGAAAGGTGTCCCTGTCCGCCCGCGGGCTCACCAACATGCTCACCGTCGCGCGCACCGACCCCCGCATCGTCGCCCCCATCAGCGCGCTGGACGCACACCCCTACGACCTCAACACCCCCGGAGGACTCGTCGACCTCCGCACCGGCACCGTTCGTCCCCCCGACCCGTCCGCCCTCTGCGCCCGCGCGACGACCGTCGCCCCCGACTTCGAGCAGCAACCCGAACGGTGGCTCAAATTCCTCGCCCAGACGTTCGCCGGCGACGACCAGATGACCACCTACGTCCAACGCCTCATCGGCGTATCCCTCGTCGGGCAGGTGCTCGAACAACTCCTCCCCTTCCCCTACGGGTCCGGCGCCAACGGCAAAAGCACCCTCATGGGCGTCCTGGCGCGGGTCCTCGGCATCGGCGACGACGGGTACGCGCTGTCCGCCCCCGCCGAACTGCTCCTCGCCACCCCGAACAGCGACCACCCCACCGAAGTCGCGCGCCTCTCCGGAACCCGCTTCGTCGTCACCTCCGAACTGGAAGACGGGCAGAGGTTCGCCGAGGCGAAGGTGAAACTCCTCACCGGCGGCGACCCGATCGCAGCCCGGTTCATGCGCGGCGACTACTTCACCTTCCTGCCCACGCACACAATCTGGATGCCCGGCAACCACCAACCCGACGTCCGTAGTGGGGGCCCCGCATTCTGGCGACGGTTGCGCCTCCTCCCCTTCCTCCACGTCGTTCCCGAAGAGGAACAAGAAAAGGGACTCGAAACGAGGCTCGTTGACGAGGAGGGCCCCGGCATATTGGCGTGGGCCATTCGAGGCGCGGCCGAATACTTCGCGCAAGGGATGACCGAACCCGAATCCGTGCGCGTCGCCACCGAGCAGTACGCCAAAGAGCAGGACACGATCGGGCAATTCGTCGAAGAACAGTGCGAGACAGGGTCACCCGCCCTGCCGCACATGTGGGTTAAGGCCGTCGAACTGCGCACCGCGTACGAGGCGTGGTGCCACCGGGAAGGCGAACGCACCACCACGGTAAAGGCGTTCTCCCTGGCGCTGCAGAAGCGATGGAACGTGATCGTCGAGAAGGACCGGGCCGGGCGCACGTACCGCGGGATCAGGCTCGCCGACCCGTCACACGAAGACGAGAACCCGTCACAGGACGACTCGTCCCGGGGGCAAGGATGGTGACAGTCCGAGAAAACCCGATTACAGGTGTGACGGGTCGTGACGGGTACGCGCCGGGTTACTTTTCCAACCCGTCACACCGATTCACTAACCCGAACCAACCCGTCACACCCGTCGCACGCTGCATGGATGCGCGACGACCCGTCACGGAACTACCGGCCAGTAGCAATTCTGTGACGGGTGTGACGGGTTACCCCCTACCTATCCGCCCTAACGCGCGCACAGTTATTAAGACTTACGCGCGCGCGATCACCGTCAATAGGCGCTGCCCGTCACACCCGTCACACCCGGCGCAACCCATCACGCAACCAAACACAACCCCCGCCCCACGGCGGCCCGCATGAGACTCACCACCCGCGCCCGATGGGACCCCTGCCCCAACTGCCACGCATGGACCATCCGCGCCCTCGACGACCACACAGCCGCGATCGACACCCGACTCGACCCGGCACCCCTAGACACCCTCGCCGAGCTGTCTGCGGCCCTCACAGGCCGCCGAACCTACGAGGTCATCCCGATCGCCGCACACCACGAAATCGCCGAACGCACACACTGGCGAATCAACGGAAACCACGGCCACCCCGTGTTCCCCATCCACCAATGCCCCGGCATCATCCCCGCCGGGCCCCTCCCAATCCCCAGACCGCGAAAGGCGCGAACCAATGAGCGACCGCCCTTCTAGCCCAGAAAAGACATTCGCGGCATCGCTCCGACACGTTCGCCGCAACCAAAGAATGAGCCAAGAACACCTCGCCGAACAGATGCGTACCCTCGGCTTCCCCTGGCAGCAAACAACCGTCCACAAGACCGAAAACGCAGCACGACCTATACGGCTCAATGAAGCCCTCGCCCTAACCGAGATCCTCCGCATGAACCTCGGCGAGCTACTCAGCAATCCCAGCAGCGAACAGCCCGCCCTGGTCGCCGAAAACGCCGACCTGAGACGCCGCCTCGCCCGCGCCCGAGCCGCTCTCGACGAGGAGACCCGTTGATCTCTTACGACCACACCGGCGACCGGTCGCCGCGCTCGGTCGCTCGCGACACGCAAGCCCTCCCGGCCATCGACCGCGCGCTCGCAGACCTGGCCGAGGTCGAGACCCTCGTTCCGCTCTTGGCGCTGCTCCGCGACCCCGCCGCGAAACGCCCGTGGCGTGAGGTCCAGCTCGACGCGTGGGCGCGTGCGGAGCTGGACGACGAAGCCCGCGCGGAGCTCGCCGAGCGGACGGAGGACGCGCCCGGCGAACATCGCGACGCCGCCCGCGCCGACGTCCTCGACGTCCTGTCCGGGGTGCTGTGGCGTGCGGAGGACCTCGCGCATCACCTGTCCCGCGCCGCGCGCTGCCCGATCCTGCCCCCGGCCCGGGCGGACGGGGACCCGCGCCCGTACCTCGCCCACGCGGCCGCGTGCCTGCCGACCGCGGTCACCGGCTGGGAGAACGGGAAGGAGATCGCGCAATACGCCGCAGACACCGCCGCGGCGATGGTCGCTGACCTCGAATCAGCGCTCGCCCTGAACGTCGACGGGCACACGGTCAAAGCGGTCTGCCCGTGGTGCCGTGGTGGGCTGGCCGGCTCGTACACGTGGCGGGTCCGCGTGGTCGCCGACGAACCCGCGATCGTGTGCGAGTCCGGCCTCTGCCAGCCGTCGTCTCGCGAGGTGACGACGTGGTGGAAGGGCTGCCCTGTGTGGCGGTTCCCTGACTGGCCGTGGCTCGCCAAGCGGGTCGCTCACCTCGACGCGCGGCGCATGGCCGAGGCCGCGCCGCCGCCGCGTGCGCTCCCCGCCGCTCCGCCCGCCCCGCCCATCTCGCAGGCCGAGGTCGAGCTCCTCGCCGGCCTCGCACCCGAACCCCCGACCGATGAAGGGACCGCAGCATGACCGACACCGAGATCACTTACCGGCGCACCGCCGACGACACCAAACACGGCATGACCCTCGACGAACTCCGCCGATTCCTCGCCGGAAGCGCCGTCCTCGAACTGCCCGACACCGCCCGCGTCAAGGTCACCGCGACCTGGCGCGGCACCATCAAGCGCTTGGAGATCCACCAGTGACCGACCAGACCCCCGACCCGCCCGGGACGCTCCGCCGCGCATTCCCCCTCACGACCGCCCTCGCTGCCGCGCTCGACCTTGACGACGAGCGCCTCGACGCCGTCCTTGAGCGCGCCGTCGCCACCAGGCGCCGCCGCGCTGCCGCTGCCCGCCTCGCCAACCTCGCCCGGGAGACGACCCGATGACCGACCAGACACCCGACCTCGACGCCACCATCGCCAAATCGGCCGCAACCATCCGCGACGCGTTCGAGCCCCTCGCCGACGCCGTCCGCGAAGCCTGGGACAAGATCCGCCCCATCCTCCAGGCGACCGCCCGGGACGGCGAGACGCAGACCGCCGCCGTCTACGCCCTCGCTGGCGCTTTCGAGGAGGACGAAGCGGACGTCAGCGAGCAGCTCGTCAAGCTCGACGCCGACCAGCTCCGCGACGTCATCGCCGCCGCGAACCTCCTCGCCGAGAAGGCCGCCCTCGCCTCCCTCACCGCCAGCACCGACGGGACCGACCAGTGACCGACCAGAAGCCCCCGACCCTCGCCGCCGCGTTCGCCGACATCGGCAACGCCATCGGCGCCGGCTTGAAGCGCATCGGCCTGGCCGTCGCCGAAGCCGCCGAAGCCGTCCAGGACGACTACGCCCTCGTCCCCGACCCGGATGAGGCCGAGCCCCAGAGCATCATCGTCGGCGGTCAGGGCGGCGACGGTGACGTCCTCGACTTCCGGGCCAGAGGGCGCGCCCGCATGGCCCTCATGGCATGCCTCGACCAGGACGACGACCACACCGCCCGCCTCCTCGACCGCCTCGACCCCGAGCAGCTCCGCGCGGTCGAGCACGCGGCGGTTGCGCTGTTCCTGCACGCGTCCCGCCTCCGCCCCCACGACGACCGGGCCGCAGACCAGCAGCCCGTCACCGGTCGCCACGCCCTCACCGGCCGCGCCGCCGCCATCCGCGCCGAACGCGACGCCTTCGGCGAACGCCTCATGCAGACCGAGGCCCTCGACGACGCGCAAGCCAACGCCGTCGCCGACCTCCGCACCATCATCGACGAGCAGCCCGACACCTTCCGGGCCTTCCTCCGCGATGAGATCCGCCGCGACCCCGAATGGTGGCGTGACATCCTCCGCCGCGAACTCCGCGCCGGGTTCCTGCGGGAGGACTTCGACCGTGCCGGTGTCACCGTCCGGGACGGCACCAGCGACACCGACGCATGGCGCCCGTGACCTGGCTTGACAGCGCGCCTGTGGATAACCCATGATCGGAGGCGTTCTTGGCATGCCCTGAACACGGGGACAGCACAGCGAGGCCCGTCGGTAGCCCGTCCGGCGGGCCTTCGCCATGTCGGCACCACCCCGGGCATAATGGAACGCATGTTCGACCCCTCCGCGACGTGACATGCGCCCACCGCCCGTCGTCACCTACCGCGTAATCGGCGGACCCGCCTACCTCCTCGCCTGGGAAAAACACCCAGACCGAACCTGGTGGGCCCGCCTCCTATGGGTCGAGATCACCCGCGATGGCTACACCGGCCGGCACGCCCGCGTCATCGCCGACGACATCGCGCCCATCCCCGGCCAGGACTACCGCGCCGTCCCCCGCCGCGGCCTCGACCCGCGCAGCTACCCGCCGAGCGACCCGACCGACCCCCGCGACCCGGCCAACCGCGCGTTCAGCCAGAACCGCGGACAACAGCGACGCCGGGAGGCGGCCGAGCGGGCGCTGAACCGCAAGCCCGAACCGAACTTCTGACCTCGGGGGGTGGTCGGCATGGCCGCAGGCCGCCCCCTCACCCAGCAAGACCGCGACCAGGTCCGCGCCCTCCACGCCCAAGGGCTGAACCGCAACGCCATCGCCCGCGAGATCGGTCGCGCGCAGTCCACCGTCAGCAAGATCGCCGCCGAGCTGGGCCTCAACTTCGACCGGTCGCGCACCCGCGAGGCCACGAAGGCGAAGGTCGCCGACGCCAAGGCCCGCCGCGCGCAACTCGCCAGTGATCTCCTCGACGACGCCGCCGAGCTCCGCAAGCAACTGTGGCAGCCGTGCACGCTCGTCAAGATCGGCGGCAAGGATAACGTCGCCACCGAACACCCCCTCGGCCAACCGCTGTTCGAGGACCAGCTCAAAATCGTGCAGGCCACCGGCCTCGCCGCCGAGCGGCACGCGCGCCTGGTCGAGCTCGACCGCGACGACGGCAACTCCGAAGTCGCGTCCCTCCTCGGCAACCTCCTCGGCGGGCTGCAGGCCAAGCACGGCACCGGCGACGACGAGCAGCAGTGACCGTCGGGCCGGTCCTGTCTGAGAAGCAAGAACGGTCGATCGCGCACAGCACGGCGCGGCTCAACATCTGGTGCGGCTCCGTCCGAAGCGGGAAGACGATCGCCAGCCTGTTGCGTTGGCTCGCCTACGTCGCCAAGGCGCCGCCCGGCGACCTCGTCGTCTCCGGCAAAACCCTCGACTCCGTCGCCCGCAACGTGTTCGGGCCGTTGCAGGACCCGGCCATCACCGGCCCGGCCGCCCGGCTCGTCCGCTACACCCGCGGCGCCGGAACCGCGACCATCCTCGGCCGGAACGTCGAGGTCGTCACCGCCAACGACAACCGCGCCGAGGAGAAGCTCCGCGGGTTCACGTGCGCCGGCGCGTACGTCGACGAGATCACCGTGTTGCCGGAAACGTTCTGGACGCAGCTTCTCGCCCGCCTGTCCGTCCCCGGCGCGAAGCTGTTCGGCACCACCAACCCGGACGGCCCGATGCACTGGCTACGGGTCAAATACCTGCTCAGACAGGGTGAACTGAACCTCCGGTCATGGCACTTCACCCTCGACGACAACCCGGGCCTCGACCCGCAATACGTCCGCGACCTCAAGGCCGAATACGTCGGCCTGTGGCACCGCCGCATGATCCTCGGCGAATGGTGCCTCGCCGAGGGCGCGATCTTCGACATGTTCGACCCCGCCCGCCACGTCGTCACCGACCTGCCCGCGATCGTCCGCTGGGTCGCGCTAGGCGTCGACTACGGGACGCGGAATCCGTTCCACGCTGTGATCCTCGGCGTCGGCACGGACGACCGCCTGTACCTGACGCGCGAATGGCGCTGGGACTCGACTACCGCCCGACGCCAGCTCACGGATGCCGAATACTCGCAGCGGCTCCGCACCTGGTTGACCACCGTTCCCATCCCGACGACGACCCTCGCCGGTGTCGACCCCGAGTACGTCGTAGTGGACCCCAGCGCGGCCAGCTTCCGCATCCAGCTCTACCGCGACGGCGTCACCGCTCGCCTGGGCGACAACACCGTTGTGGACGGCATCCGGACCATGTCCAGCCTGTTCGCCCTCGACCTGCTGCGCGTCCACGACTCGTGCACGGGCCTGCTCGACGAGCTCCCCGGCTACTCGTGGGACGACAAGGCCGCGGAGAAGGGCGAGGACTCCCCGATCAAGGTCGCCGACCACGGCATCGACGCGGCCCGGTACGCGATCCACACGACCCGTTCGGCGTGGCGGCCGATGCTGCCCGCCGGCCTCACCCTCGCCGCATAAGGAGCCCCATGTCCAAGCCCAGCGTCGGCCGCATCGTCCACTACGTGTCGTACGGCACCCCCGGCGGCGAGTACACCCCGCAGTGCCGCGCCGCGATCATCACCGAAGTCCCGCACGTCGACGAGGCGCGTACCCCCGAGTTGCACGCGGAGGGCGAGGAGCTCCAGGCGCGCGGCAGGGTCGGTCTGGCCCTCCTGAACCCGTCCGGGATGTTCTTCAACGAGGCCGACTACGACGAGCAGCATCACGGCGGTACGTGGCACTGGCCCGAGCGCGTCTGACCCCTCCCCGAAAGCCCCCGGCGCGGGCGTCCCCCCGAGGTCTGCGCCGGGACGTTCACCGGCCCGGCCGCGTACCGGAGGGGTTGCGCGGTCGGGCCGGCCAACCCCTCACCCGGAAGGATCCCCTACGCATGTCCGCACGCGACGTCACGATCAGCCTCACCGGCGACGGCTCCGGCTCCGTCCAGGTCGACGGCCACGACCTCAGCAACGCCACCCGCGGCCTTCACATCGCCTCAGTTGTTGGCGAGCGGCCCCGGCTCGTCCTCGACGTCCCCGTACGCGAGGCGAAGGTCGACGGCGAGATGACCGTCACCGTCCCCGACAAGACCCGCGACGCGCTCACCGCGCTCGGATGGGGCACCCCCGACCAGCTCAACGCCGCCTACCGCGAACGCGCCCGCCTCGTCGCCCACCTCGCCGCGTCCTACCCCGGCGACGCCGTCCTCGCCTTCTCCGACCCCGACGCCCCCGGCTGGGCCGTCCTCACCATCGCAACCCCCGCCGGACAGCTCTCCTGGCACATCGCCGCTGAGGACCTCGACCTGTTCCCCGAGTACCTGGTCGCGCGCGTGCACCCCGAGGACGAGCGCGCGACCTGGGACGGCCACGACACGCCCACGAAGTACGAGCGGCTATCGGTGCTGGCGTCGCAGACGCACGCCGAGCGCCGCGCACAGATGGCAAGGGGGTAACCGATGCCCCTACCCGACGGCGGCAACATCGCATGGCCTCCCGAGCACTGCGGCCCCATCAACACCCAGATCGCGGCATGGGCCGCGTGGTACTCCGGGGACGCCGAGCAGCTCGCCGCCATCTATGCCGGCGACGGATCCAACTCCACCGCCGGCCGCGACTTCTTCGCGTCCGAGACCGGCGGCATGAAGGCCACCGCCCGCCGCGTGTTCGACCGGGTCCGGCGGTGGTTCTGGGGCAACCGCAACCCCTCCGGCCAGCCATCCAACCGGCTCCACGTCCCCATCGCCGGAGACATCGCATCAGCATCCGCCGACCTGCTGTTCAGTGAGCCGCCCGCGATCAAGGCCGACGACGAGCCGACACAGGCCCGCCTGGTCGAGCTGTTCGACGATGGCGCCCACGCCACCCTCCTCGAAGCCGCCGAGATCTCCGCCGCCCTGGGTGGCGTGTACCTGCGCGTGTGCTGGGACGAGACCACCGTCCCCGACCGGCCATGGCTCGGCGCCGTCCACCCCGACGCCGCCGTCCCGGAATGGAGTTTCAGCCACCTCACGGCCGTGACGTTCTGGCGCGTCATCAAGACCGACAAACGCACCGTCGTGAGGCACCTCGAACGGCACGAGCCCGGTGTCATCCTCCACGGCGTGTACGAGGGCACCGACGAGCACCTCGGCATGCCCGTCCCCTTCGACGCCCACGAAGAGACGGCGTGGTTGACCGAGCATCCGCGGCTGACCAACGGCAACGAGATCCCCACCGGCTTGGGCAACAAGCTCGCCGCCGTGTACGTCCCCAACATGAGGCCGAACAGAGTGTGGAGGAACACCTCCCAAGCGTCCGCGCTCGGCCGCTCCGACTACGCCGGCGTCGAGGCGCTCATGGACGGCCTGGACCTCACCTACTCGTCCCTGATCCGCGACGTCGAGCTCGGCAAGGCCCGCCTGATCGTCCCGCAGGAGTACATGACCTCGCACGGCAAAGGCCAGGGCGCATCCGTCGACCTGGACCGCGAGGTGTACGAGGCCGTCCGCACCATGGGCGCCGACGAAGGCAAGATCGACCTCAAGGAAGTCCAGTTCGACATCCGTGTCGACGAACACGAGGCCGTCATCTCCGGCCTCAAGACGACCATCGTCTCCAGCGCGGGCTACTCCGCGGCGACGTTCGGCCTCGACACCGAAGGCTCGGCGATGACCGCTACCGAGGTCGCCGCCAAGAGCCGCCGGTCGCTGATCACGCGGGACCGTAAGACGAAGTACTTCGGGCCCGGCCTGGCCGACATCACCGAGGCTCTCCTCGGCGTCGACGCCGAAATGTTCGGCACCGCGATTCAGCCGCAGCGGCCCACGATCGAATGGCCCGACGCCATCTCCGAAGACCCCAAGGCGGTCGCCGAGCGCGTCGAGCTGTGGGGCCGCGCCGAAGCCGCGTCGACGGAGACCCGGGTCCGGGAGCTTCACCCCGACTGGGACGACCCGCAGGTCACCGAAGAGGTTCAGCGGATCCGGGACGAATCCGCCATGGGCGTCGACCCCGCCGAGCAGTTCGGCGACGAGTTCCGCGCTGGCGAACACGGCGCCGACGCCCCGCCGGACGCCCCGCCCGACGAGGAATAGCCCCGTGCGGCTGGTCGTCCGGATCCTCGGCCGCGAGGTCCTCGCCCTGGAACTCGACCACTCCGAACCCGCCCCGATCGTCGAGGACGGCCCCCCGTTCGGCTTCACCGGCTCCGCTGGCGGCGTCGCCGAGCTAGCGGACCCGTGGCCTGCCGACGAGGTGGTGTGCCGTGGCCGTTGACGCGGACCTCGTCGACGCCATCGCCGCCACCGTTGCGGACCTGTGGCGGGAGGCCGAGACGGCGCTCACGCGCACGGTCGCACGGTCGCTTCGTCAGGGCATGGACAACCCGGCCGCCGCGCAACGCCTCTCCACGGTGCGGGCGCTCCGCCGCTCCGCCCAGGGCATCGTGGCCGCCCTGGAGGCCGACACCGGCCCGACCGTCCGGACCGCCCTCGCCGACGCCTACCGGCACGGGTGGCGCTCCGCCCTGGTCGACCTTCCGCGCCGGTTCTTCCCGCGATCCCGCATCGCCGAGGCCGCGAGCGAAGCCCTACGCCAGCGGTCGGGCGCCGGGTTCATCGAGACCCTCGCCGCCGCCCTCATCCGCGACCTCGGCCACGTCACCCGCAACATCCTCCGCGATGTGGTCGGCGTGCACCGGGACGTCCAGGCCGCCGCCGCCGCGCGGATCCTGACCGGCGCGCAGACCCGCCGCGAGGCGACACAGGCCGCGTGGCAGGCGTACGTCGACCGGGGCGTCACGGGCTTCACCGACCGTTCCGGCCGCCGCTGGCGGCTCTCCTCGTACGCCGAGATGGCCGCGAGGACGAACACGCAGAGGGCCGCGACACAGGGCCAGGTCGACCGCCTCACATCGTTGGACGTCGAACTCGTCTACGTCTCCGATTCCGTGCAGGAGTGCGCCCGGTGCCGCCCGTGGGAAGGCAAGATCCTCCGCACCACCGACGGGCCCCGCGACGTGCAGGTCGAACACCCGACGCGAGACGGCGTCATGGTCACGGTCGAGACCGCCGGATCGTTGGACGATGCCCGGCTTGCTGGGCTGTTCCACCCGAATTGCAGGCACAGTGTCAGCGCATATTTGCCTGGCGTGACGAAGGTCCCGAAGGCCAGGCCGGACCCGGACGGCGACCGCGCACGGCAACGCCAGCGCGCTCTAGAGCGCAGGATCCGCCGGTACAAGGAACGCGAGCAGGCCGCCCTCACCGATGAGGCGCGCAAGGCCGCCCGCGCCCGCGTACGCGCCGCGCAGGCCGCCCTACGTGACCACCTCGCCGAGCATCCCGACCTCAAGCGCCTCCGGTACAGGGAGCAGATCGGCGCAGGCAACATCCCGCCCGCCGGCCGCCGCGACGACCCGGCGACCCCGCAGGGCCCGCCCACCGAGCCGACCCTCGACGGCGGGCCCGCACCCGCACCCGAGCAGCACACGCGCCGCCGCGCCCCCGAGCCCTCGCCCGCGGACGAGGCCCGGCAGCCTGGCCCGGATCAGCCCGTCCTCGAACCGCCGCCCGCCCCCGACCCGCGCAAGATGAGCGACGAGCAGCTCGAAGCCGCGCTCATGGAAGAGATGAGCAAGGCCGACTTCGACGAGGCCCGGATCAGCGAGCTGTCCGCCGAGGTCGACCGCCGCGAAGCCGCCGCCCGGGAGGCCGAGGAACGCCGCGCACGGAACCGAGAGAAGGCCCGGGAGCGCCGCGAACGGCAGGACGCCGAGCGCGCGCAGCGCATGGCGGACCTGCTCGACGAGGGATGGCCCGAAGAGGAAGCCATCGAAGCCGTGTACGGCACGAGCATCGAAGCGCAGCGGCGGGCCCGCGCCGTGGAGGAGCTCCGCGGCGCCGGCTACCAGGGCGCCCGGTTCGAGGACCTCGCCCGGCAGGCCTACAAGGACCACGTCTATCAGCAGTGGCTCGCCGCGTCCGAAGCCACCCGGGGCGTTCTCCTCACCCGTCAGGGCGAGGCCCGCGGCATCGAGCCTCAATCTCTCTTCCACGGCCCGGAAGCACGGGCGAGGAAATGGGCGTCCGACGAGCTGAAAGGCTGGTGGGACCGCAACGGGCGCCTCACGTTCGCCGACTTCAAAGAGATGCTTCTCGGTAGACGCGGCGAGCAGGGTGGGAGAGACTTCCTCTCGTGAACGCCACCGGCTGGGCCTACGAGCGCGGCACCAACGAGAGAGTCGACGACGACGGGAACGTCGTTACGGAGCCGACCGATAACGCCTGGTTCGTCTGCCACGATCACAACCTCGCTAGCGGGGCTCTGCCGGTTGCGGAAGCGCTGGAGTTCGCCCGCGCCCACCTCACGGAGCAGCATCCGGAAGACGAACTTGAGGCGCTGCCGTGAACCAGGCCGACGCAGTGCGCGCCGTCACCGCCGGCCGAGTCGCCGCCCGGAACAACGAGCCCGCGACCGCGTGCCCGCACGACCCCAACGCCAAGACTCCGCAGGAGCGGGCCCTGGCGCGCCTGTGGCTACGCGGGTACGACCGCGAGAACCCGCTGAACATCGACTACTCCTGACGCTTACGGGGACGTCCGCCGCCCGCTCCCTGCCCCGGCCGCGCCGCGTGCCACGCTCTGATCTCGTCCGCGCGTTCCGGGAGCCAACCGGGTAGGTCACGGTCGCCGAGATGAACGTCCGGCGCGGGGAAGTCTCCGTGACGGTCCTGCCATTTCGCTACGGCTTGCGCGGACACGCCGAACAGGGCGCCCACGGACGCCCTATCGAGGTACCGGGTGGGACCGGTCGTCACGCGGCCACCACCGTGAACATGCCGCCGTCGGAGGCGGGCTCATCGGAGAGGGCAAGACCGAACAGCGCGCCGTCCACCCGCTCTGCGATCTCGACGACGGGCGCGGCCTCGGCCGCCGCGTCGAGGAGGTCGAGGGTGCCGCACCCGTCGCCCTGGATACCGGCGAGCATGTCGAGCTGCGTACCGGCGGTGTACCAGTCGCCTGCGGTCATCTTCGTCCAGTCCTTCATTCCTGCTCCCTAGAACGTCGTCCGCGTTGTGGACAACGTTAATGGAGACAAGGGAACATTGTCCAGCTTTCAGACAAAGAATCTTTAGACTTCCCGCCGCACGGCGGGCCCCACCCCTCACCACCAGCCCCGACGCCGCACGGCACCAGGGGCACCACCACCCGCACGGGAGACACGCATGACCATCACGACCCCCGGCGCGATCATCGGCTACCGCAAGAACGGCCAACCGATCCGCCTCATTGCCGGAGCCGAGGACAACCCGCCCCCGGCCGACCCTGCACAGGGCCAGTCC